TTTGAATGGGTTGATGTTCTTAACAGCATCCTTTAGTTTCTGAATGCTGATGGTTTTTGCTCCCTTCTCCATGAAGAAGGTGATCTTCTCTTTTACCTTTGTAACTTCTACATTCTTACCAATAAATCCCTGAGAACTGGCTGAGTTTATATAAGATTCAAGTAATGATTCATAAATTGCAAATGCCCATGATACTGTTTCTTCTTTAATTACTCTTGACTTATCGCCACCATCACACCATTGAGTTATGGCATGTAGAATACAGCTCATCTTCATGATTTGCTTATCAAGCTTAGCTACCACACCACGTAGCATTTCCTGGCTGTTAGAACCACCATCACCAATTGTCATTTCATATTTATCTTTTACTAAATGGATAAATTTCATGGCTTCAGGATGGAATTCAAGCACAACTGAATCTTCAGACATTAGAGCGTTGATAAGCCGGTGATATCTCGCGTGCAACGCCTTGTCTTTAGGGTGATATTTAACTGTTGAGTAATTACGCTTACCCATCATGGTAGGCTCACGATGAATCAGGAACCGCTGGCAAATACCATTACCTCGCTCTCCTGCGAAAAGAATTGCCTTAATAGTTTCGTCCTGAGCGCATACCGCAACATTACCATTTGGGTATCCGTTAAATCCCTTACGGCTAACGCGCGCAGAAGAAACTAAGTCGCCATCCCATCCCTTCAAAAGCATTTCGTTGTTCTTAACGCGATCTGAATACATATCACCTAGTAAGCTGTTAATGATTGTTGCCTCATCACTGACTAGGTTAAAAAACCCGTTCTGTTGAGCGGCGCAAACCTCAAGAGCTTCCGGTGTAATGTCTGTCCATGTGTAGGTGTAGACTGGGAACGCGTTCATCTTCTCTCTCTCACATTGAATATCATTCTCAAGCTGTAGTATTTGATTGACTTGTTTGGTTGTTTTAAGTTGCTCTTCATATTGCTCAATCTTGATGATGCAACGGCGGCGCTCTTTTCGGTTCGTAGATGCTATCCGTAGGTACTCAGCCTCGACAGCTTTGTAGAAGTAATCATTCATAGCTGACTTTCCCGCACCCGTAGGTTGGCTTGTGACGATGTACAGGTTAACTTTTTTTGGAGTATCGTAATAGTTATAGCTAAACCCAGTAGTCATAGCTGTAGCAATAATCCCCATGCCATGCATGAATGCCGTACTTACTGGGAATTGCACAGTTTTTGATATGTCTCGCGAGCACTGAGAAAGAAGGTCTTGGCGACCGCCATCCATTGTGACTATATCTTTTGTTTTGAACTCAAAATCAGCAACGTCCTCCATGACGGGAATTGGCCAGAGGTGATGGTCTAGCAAATTCTTATATTCAAGCTGGATGGCCGCTCTTACCGGGTGGACTCCAGCAGCCTTTGCGGCATAGAAAACATCTGCAATGGTTATGGATGCCATTTATTCGAATTCCTCTTCAAAGTTCAATTCTGGATTGTTAAGTATCCAGTAAAAGGCCCGCAGGAATTCTTGATAAGCATCTTCTTTCGTTTCAAACCTACCAAGTTCGTACTGGTTTTTATTCCATGTTATTTTCGCTCTATATGCCCCGAACCTGAAATCCACACCTTTAAGCCCCAACTTGTTGTTTCTTCTTGGTCTTAACTTCCATTCAATGCTTTCTTTTCTCTTTTTAAATGCTCTTGTTGCACACATATAGAACTCCTTTTTCACATTAAACAACACTATATCCCTAAACAATCATGTTATCAACAAGCATATTTATCAATGGGAATATTTATCCGTAGGGCGCATTTTTAAGCTTGTAGGATGGCCTATAGCCTAAATATTACACATATAAATCATTGCTTTAAGTGCCAGTAGGCTAATAGGGAAGGGTAGCCTTAATGACCATGTGTGGAAATACATAAGAATTTGCCTATGCATGTATAAATATACAGTAATAATAATGATGATATAGATACCCCTTCCCTATTAGCCTATATATATACCAAACCCAGTGATACCAAGGGCTGCGCGTAGGGAAGGTTGCCAATCCTACGGTTAGCCTATAGGCTGGATTTAGTGCATAACAGCACTTATTGCTAAAAATAATAGCAAAGATTACTTGCATCCCATTAAATACAGCGGTAGATTAACTCATCGAAACAAACAGGAGAAAATCATGGGTGAAACATTTGCAAGGTACGCAACTGAGGAACAGAAGGCGCGGGTAAAGTGGACTGAGAACGCAGCAGTAGCATCTACGGCAGCATCATATGCAGCAATGGCACTTTCTGAAGCGTCAGGGCTTAGCTACGCGACTTTAACGTATGAGGCGTCACATGTAGTAGGTATGATCGAACAACGACGTCAGGATGCTATACAGAAGCTTTTACAGGCGCTGGAGCTAATCGGCTATGACAAGTAAAGATTGGGTACTTGTAGCATGGTTATGTTTCTTTGTGGCTTTGGCAATATATACATCATTAAAAGCGGTGGGGTACTAACATGGTAAAGCGACTTACTTGGCTAGCAATAGTGGCATCACTATCAGCTTTTTGGCTTGGTTTAACGGTAATTATTTATGGGGTGTGGTGATGATTAAAACTTACATTAGTACTTACGTGTTGCTTGTGTGCCTGGCAATCTGCCTATTTATGATTATTGCAGTGGTGGCGAAATGAAGCGAATAATCATTGCGATGGTTGCGGTGATGATTTCAGGCTGCGAGAAGGCTCCCGAGTCTGTAACTCATGCAGGAGGTGATTTTCAGGTAGGAAGGTTATTCACAGTAGACGGGTGTTCTGTTTACAGATTCGATGATGCTGGAAGGGCTGTTTATTTTACTAACTGCAATGGATCTACTCAGTTTACGCAAAAATGCAGCAGTAAATGCTCCAGACAGGTTGACGTTTCAGGTGGAAAAGAAAGTAATTATCAGGAGAATTATCAATGAAATACAAAATTATCAAAGGCAGTGAGAAGGATTTTGATGGCGCGCCGGAATGGGCTATGCAAGTAGCAACTTGTAGGGATGATGAAGATATGTTCTTTGTTGATGAATTTGATTATATGTGCCGCTATCAACGAAAAAGCTCAACAGCAAACGGAAGGATTTCAAATCCTACATTTTGGAAAGTCATCGCCGAGCGCCGGCCAATCACCGATCCGGAACTGAAGCCAATTTACGGCGATGGTATCCATGATGATACCGAGGCGCTTCAACAGCGAATTGATATGGGTATAGACATCAATGATATTATTGTCGAGAAAGGAAAGGTATTTAATATAAGTAGCTCATTGCAATTAAAAACAATCACCGAGCCTGTTTGGGATGGCGAAGGGTTGCCGCCGGTTGGCGTTGAGTGTGAGACTTTAAATAAAGAATATGGTCGCTGGTATAAGGTGAGAATTATATTTAGCGATTTAGTGAGGAGAGTTGCATGGGAAGAAGTTGGTGATGAGTATTTTAATATTGATTGTGACAATAGCTCAGATCTCAGAATTTTCCGTCCCATCCGCTCACCTGAAGATGTGGCAATGGATGAGGTAGGACTAGCCATCTATCACGCAATAAACTGGAACGCCAAGGGCGAATTAGTTAGCTCATCACGAATGGAGGATTACAAAAAAGCTTACGACGCCATCGTAGCAGGAAAGATACCAGGCATAGTAAAAACACCAACCGTCAGCGAACTGATGCGCGTTACTAAGGTCGCAACTCGCGAAGACTGCGAGGCGATTGTGAAGATGCTATCTGGAAAGACCAACCCTACGCCACCGGAGATGCCAAAGGCACCACCTATGAGATTTGGTTAATTATTACTCACTACTAATCAAGCCCCTGCATGGGGCTTTTCTCGTTTGGATTGTGGTAGAATGAAATCTGTAGAACAGACGATATACTGAATAGGAATTAACTATCAATGGCTAAGCATTTATTCGGCAAAGACAATCAACCAGCTAATCGAAGGGGTAGAGATAAGCGCCAGTTGCTGATTGAAGCCCTTGAAAGGAAAGGATTTAGCGAGGATGAACTCTACGATAAGATTGTGGAGATGGCTATGACCAACAGCGATGTGACAATGATGAAAGAACTCATTGTGCGCTTCAGTCCGTTGCCAAAACCCGTTGCTCCTACATTCGAAATCCCGTTCCCTGATAATGGCAGCGCGGCTGACAAAATTGATGCTGTTATCAAAGGGATATCAGAAGGTATCATTCCGGCAGACATTGGCAAAGTAATGGCTGATGTTATTAAAGTTGGTATCGACGTTAAAGAAGTCACTGAGCTGGCTGAGCGCCTTGAGCGCCTAGAGGCCCTCCTTGCTGAACAACTGGCGAAGGACTGATATGGCAAGAAAGCGCCTGACGGCCAACGCGATTGAAAAGCTTGAGATGCAGATTGTTGAGGCTGGAAAAGTCGCAGAATCTGCCGTCTTTGGTATCTGTGATATGCAGCGTAATGTCATCAAGCGGCTGATGATGACTGCCAAGGGAGTGCAGGACGTAACAAATATTGTTGAGACGTGCGACCACCTTATCCCTGCAAAACTCGAACGCCTGCTTTACCCTAAGCCGTGGAAGGTGGCATTTGGTGGCCGTGGTTCCGGCAAGACGCGCACGGTGACGTCAGTCCTTACTGAGTCAGCCAGATTCAGGCCGGAGCGTATAGCGTGCTTCCGAGAGATTCAGGCGTCGATTGATGACAGTTCATATCAGGAGCTGGTTGATGAGATTGGGCGCAAGGGAGAGGCCGAGGAATTCCGCTGCATTGACGGCAAGATAACCCACAAAGGAACCAAGTCAAAGTTTCGCTTTCGTGGCTTGTACCGCAACGTCAGCGCAGTGAAAGGGTTCGCCGGTATCACCAAGGCATGGGTAGAAGAAGCTGAGAACGTTTCCCAATCATCATGGGATATGCTTGAGCCAACAATCCGTAATCCTGGCTCAGAAATCTGGATAACGTTTAACCCTAACAAGCGCACCGACCCTACCTGGACGCAGTGGGTAGAACCGTACTATGACAAGATGGTCGATGGCATCTATGAAGATGATGAAATCCTTGTTATCGAATGTAACTGGCAAGATAACCCGTGGATGACAGAAGAACTCATCAGGTCGAAAGACAAGATGAAGCGCACTGACATCGACCGATACAACTGGATTTGGGAAGGCTGGTTCAATGCTCGCTCTGATGAGATGGTATTCGGCGGTAAATACGTTGTTGAAGATTTCGAGATAGGCGAGCAATGGCACGGCCCTTATCTTGGCATGGATTTTGGTTTTTCGGTTGACCCTACGGCAATGGTGTCTGTTTACATTTCAGATAACGATGACGGCACGCAAGACTTATGGATAGACCATGAGCATGGCGGCGTTAACATGGAGGTTACTGACACACCCGCGCAAATGGAGAAGATACCAAAGGCTAAAGTCACACGCTGGCACGCTGACTGCGCACGCCCTGAGACTATAAGCCACATCAAGCGTCAAGGCTATGACATCTACGGTTGCAGCAAGTGGGCTGGTAGCGTCGAGGACGGCATTGCGCACATGAGGGGATACAATCGCATTCATATTCATACGCGATGCATTGAGGTGGCACGTGAGTTCGCCATGTACAGCTACAAAGTTGATAAGCTGACTGGTAAAGTGCTGACTGACGTTGTTGATAAATACAACCACTACATCGACGCCATCCGTTATGCGCTGAATGATATGATTGCGCAGAAAGGTGGGCCAGGAATATTGTTGCGCCGCCGAAGAAGATAAAATAAAGCCCTCACTTGGAGGGCTTGTCACATCTGATACACCATTTATTATTAAGGCACAACTTACCGCAGTGATTGCATATTGGTAGCATCATTCACAATCCGGCTTAGGAGCGTTATCAAGCACTCGCTGTAAAGTGTTGACGCATGCCATTTTTGCTTTCCGTGCATAAATCTCAATGCATTTAGCGGTACGACCTACAAATCCAAAAACAATTAATGCAGGCAACGCTACGAGTAACGCATACGTTCCCCTACTCATCTTCACTCTCCGGTTTAGGGGCTGCGGCGCTGGCTCGGTAGTATGATTCATCTGTAACATACGAAAGTTCGCCATATCCGCTCAAGCTGTAGCCGATGGGCTGAGCAAACTGCATCCGGTCTTCTGGTTCAAATCCCTGCATTGCGATGGTGTTCATATTCACACCAACATTACCCGCCACATCCAGAAGGTGCTGAACGATAGGGTTTGTTTTGAATCGAAGAGTTCCAAACTGGTCAATGTGAAGGGGCTGCATTGGATAGTTCACCTGCTCTGTATGGGCTGGCTGTGGGGTGCCGTGATAAACAGGAACGATGAATCCACCAATCTCACCGGCAATTCTGGCAGCGCATGACTTAGCCCCTGAGTGCGAATGCTCTCTATCATCGAACTCGTTAGGGTCAGGGTTCGGATAATACGTAATCCAATATGCCGGCTTGGCCTGCTTCACTGCCAGCGCAATGCGGGCGAGTGCTGATACATCACCAGTCTGCGCATGGTCAGACTCAATCATAAATTTCAATAATTCTTCGCTAAACTGCTCTAAATCGTTATTCATGGCAAATATCTCCACGCGTAATTACCTGCTCGGGACGAATGTTCGTCTTATTGCACGCAAGCCATGCTGCTAATGACCTTTCTGATATCCACGCAAGACACTTTTTCGCCAAAGTTTTCTTCAATTCTGCGGCGAATGCACTAAGTGGGCAGTCTTACGGGGAAGTCACCATGCGCCATTTTTCGCTGTTCAGTTTTGTGTTCTTCGAAAACCCGAATAATTTGCTGAGATGTTACTTTCATTCCGTCTTCCCCTTAATTCTGATTCCGTGGGAGGTGATAGCCTTCTCAACATCACGCTCATATCTCATGCGCTGGAATGTGCCTTCGAACCAGTATTCACTGTCGCTTGTGGCTGGAATGTTGATTTCTAGCGTGTTACGACTGGCATCCCAAGCTTCCATCTGCGATTCACGGCGGCGGCCAATTACCGTAACTCCCAGACCATGCCTACGCATAAAATCAAGCTTCGGCTCAAACCACTTCTCAAATGCTGCCTTAGTGTCCATTACATGTTCTCCATGTATTTAACTCGTTTAATTAAGCAATCAAAAAGTCCGGGCCTTATGGATTCGCACAATGATTTATAGTTATTTGCGACCTCCGATCTTCTGGCGCAGTAGGCTTTGTGTGCATCAATTGCATTTGAAAAGCTACCTAAGTGCACATTCTTACCGGCAATTCTGATAGAAGAAACGTAGACGTCAGGTGCGCCTTCGCGAGTTATCCTGGACACTCCGGTAAGCCCAAACATGTTGTTTGAGTTTATCTTCCTGGCAAACCTTGATAGGTGTCTAGGTACAAAAACGCAGTGATCTGGAGAGAATATATTATCGTTTGGATTTAATATCCCCCTATCCATAACCCATCCATCGACGTGATTTTTATCAAACCACTCTTTGAATTTACTAAAGGTTAACCAGTCTTTGCAAATCACGCCATCCGCAACATATCCGCTAGCTTCTGGATTTGTTGTTTTTACTATCATCTGCGCCCACGCCTGATAAGCCTTGCTCGGCTTGCTGTTTTTACTAACCCTAAATTCGTCGTTTATTCCTATTCCCATAACTATTTTACTCATCACGCATTCCCCATAAGTTTATTTAACCGGCGATGGAAATTGCGAACCTCTGCCACCATAAATTTCTTAGCTGATACCACTTCAATCTGATAAGCCTTTCCGAGCACCTCGACGCGATAGATAAACTTGCGCGTCTTATGCTCGCCATAAACTTCCTTGTGAGCATCAAGAGCTGCCTGTGCTGCCTGACGCTCAGAGTCGGTAGTGGCGCATTTGATTTGTTGGATTAGCGGCATAATACATGCCATAAAGCAATAAGTAGTGATGCATGAGCAACCCAGTACCACTTAGGCCAACAAAGAATGCTCTTGGTAAATACAATGGTTAGCGCTATATATGCAGCCCATAACATATCCTCCATATCAGTCAATCCAGTAATAAAAGGTAGATTTACTATGACCTGGCTGATGACGCTTTACAAGCTTTTCTAGTGCCATGTGTCGCATTAAATCGCGAGCGTGAGACTCTTCAATGTACTGCTTCGTCCTTATATAAAGCAGCCCAACAATTTTCTTTGGGCTGATAGCGTTTAGCTTGCCTTTCTGCTCAGAAAGAACTAGTAGAACAAACTCTCTGAAATCTTTAGCTTTCATCGCCATACCTCACGGTTGATGCTGATTTGAAGAAAGCGCAGAATTCGCCATGGTTCATAATTGAGCGCGAACCCATACGCAGAACGGTAATTGAATCATTATCTACCACACGTACAGTCCACTGGCTGACACCTATTGCCAGCACGTCGCCGGGTGCCGGGTTGATTCGTGGGTCTCTCATAAGTCAATCTCCGAATACTCGCGCGTTGCCTTAATGTAAGCAGTGACCTTGCTATAACCATCATCAATCAACTCATCGGCGCGCTCTTTAATCCACTGCCTGCGGTCATAATCACCGTCAGCATCCCAGTCGCTGTTTTCACGCTCGTTGTATTGAGTCATTTACCATAAGCCTCTTTCAAGCATGCGATTGCTGCTTCCCAGTATGACTCTGGCTGAACGCGAGAAGATAACTTACTGACTGCCATGCGGGCCATAAATTGGCACTCTTCAAATGCCTTGCTATCGATAATTTTCATGTTTACCTCCGTTGTTTTGTTATATTCAATCTACCGCCACCAGCCGCTACTGTCAACAATAAATTAATGGAATTAGATTAAAATAGTTGTTGACCGTTCGTAGATGTAGGGGTAGATTTGATTACCGAATGAATGAGGATGTATAAATGATTCACGAGATAGTAAAAGACCAGGCTAAATCCATGTGGAATGTCATAACATTAGCTGGTATCTCAGGTGGGGTTTACTGGATGGGTAACATTAAGGGCAGATCTGAACGTCCATACAATTTGATATTTATGCGCAAAGACGAGGGCATGTTTCCAAGCCTCAAGGAGGTTTCTGAATATTTAAATGCAATCGAATAAGTAGCAACCAGTGAACTACGCAAAAGCAATCAAGCACGGCATGAGGCTGAAAGGCTATCGAACACAATTGGAGCTATCAGAAGCATTAGGAGTTGCAGGCGGCATGATTAGCATGTTAACGCTGGGCAAAGTTAAGAATCCGCGCTATGCGACATTATCTAAGCTGGCATGTGCTTTCGATGTCCAGGTATCCGAATTTATTAAATGGGGTGAGGAATGACAGTAAAACTCTATACGCCAATCGCAATCGATGAGGCATTCGGAATGGAATGTCACCAGGAAGGATGTTACGTAACCTACTCTGACTATCAGAAGCTGGTGGCTGAGCGTGATGACTTTAAAAAATCAGCGGAGTATTCAGCAGCTACCAATAAACGCATTGTAGCAATCAACAATCGTTTATGTGATGAAAATGAAGAACTTCGATACGCCACTGGTATCTCAGATATATGTGACATGCATAAAGAATGGATGGCGCAGGGTGTTAATGAGTATGCGCAGGCATTCAGAGAAAACACCAATATGGATTTCGCTTGCAACAGAGGCTTCTATCACGGCGCGTTAGACTTCGCCGCCAATCTGCGCGCTGGGATAAAGGGATGAAGAAAGCCATCTTCCTCTACGACTTCACCGGCCTGATGGCGCAACCGTGGCTTGATGCGGGTTATGAGTGCTGGCTGTTCGATGGTCAGCATGAGTCTGGCGTTAAGCGTGATGGAAATCTGGTTAAGGTAGGCATGTGGTTTCATCATGACCAGATTCATCAGCACGCCGCGGAAATTGCTGGGATGGTTGGGTCAGGAGTTGAAATGGTTTTCGGATTTCCTGAATGCACAGACCTTACCGTTGCAGGGGCTAAGCACTGGATGAAGAAGCGGGATGTCAACAGCAGGTTCCAGGTTGAAGCTTTCGACCTTGCGATGCTGGTTTGCGTGGTGGGGCAATGCTGTAACTCGAAGTGGGCATTCGAAAACCCGATAGGCGCGCTGAGCACGCTATATCGTAAACCTGACTTCTTATTTCATCCGTGTGATTTCGGTGGCTACTTGCCAGACGAGGATGCTCACCCAGTTTATCCGCATATTTACCCGGGCAGAGACGCGTACAACAAGCGGACCTGCATCTGGTCGGGCGGAGGGTTTATTGAGCCTGAGCGCAAAAGAGTTGAGCCACTAAGCAAAGACAACCCAGGCTGGAAGCTTTGTGGTGGCAAGTCACTGAAAACAAAGAACATACGTAGCGCAACTCCGCGCGGTTTCGCAATTGCTGTATGTGAGGCTAATCATGACTGATACAACAGATATCAAGGCGCTGAGTGAACACAACCAGCACATCGTTGCGCATCTAACGCGGAGCAATCCGAGAAGGCCTCTTAGCTCCGCCGAAGTTTTAACCCTGGAATCAGCAAAGCTTGTTGTTGCTGCGCTATCTGTGAGGGATGGCATTCCTGATGCTGACTACTCGGAGTATTGGTTTGAGCATGAAGGTAAATTGCTTTTTGATGGTGCACTTTTCAATTCAAGAGTGGCAATTTTCATCGACTCACAGCTCGAAGCAGAACGCCAGCGGGCTGATGATGACATCCTCGCAAGCTTTGACGAGCTGGCCGCGATCGTCGGCTTTTCAGCTGAGCTATGCGAGCAGACCGGTGATTCACCGATGGATTGCGCTCGCGAATTACGCCAGCGGGCTGATGAAGCGCATAAATATGGTAGCGAACGTGATGCTGAAAACGAGTCACTAATGCTAACGGTTGGGCGACTAAGGACAGAACTCGCAGCGCTGAAAGGCGATCAGGTGCCGGTGGCTTACACAGATAAACTCTCATTAGAAACCTTACAAAGCAATGGTATGGCTTGTATGTGGAAGCAAGGACAAGGTGCCGAGTGGAGAGAGCAAATCGAGCTATTCACCGCCCCGCAAAAGCCGGTCGTGCCCGTGGGGTTCCTGTTTGTCGTGAAAGCTACCGGCGCAGTGATTTACTCTATCGCGGATGCGGCCATAGAGGGTGCGCAGTTGATCGGCCAAATCTACGGTGACGCAGCAATCGAGGCCGCTGGCGGCAGCGTTAAGGACGGTGAGTGATGGCAATCATGTCACGTAATGGTAAGTTTGTTGCTCGAATCCATCATGCTGGCAACAAGATGGGAGTTGGAACATTTGAAACCAAAGAGAGGGCAATTATCGCTGAGAAAATAGCAAAGCTATGGGCTGTTCGTGGGCTGCGCGTGCCAACAACATGCAGAACTATTGATGCCATTTAGGTTATAAATAATGAATAAATATATGATAGTAGCGAGGAACGGGGTGCAAAAAGAGGTAGCTCATGTATATGCTGAAAGCATTAACATTCTTATGGATGCCATACAAAAAGGAGTTGATATAAAGATAGATGAAAAATATGACTACAGCATTGAGTCAGTAAATCTTCCTGTCAGAGAGTTTAAGTTTGTTTCTCGCAAAAAATAACTTATCAAAGCCGGTAGATTGCGGTAAACTACCGGCAGATAAATTATGGAGTTCACCATGCGCGCATACAAACACATTACTGAAGACGAAAAGCGGCAGATGTACGAGATGGCCGCTAATGGGATCAATGACCTTTACATATCTGAAGAGTTTGAGGTATCAGAAGAAGTCGCCGAGCGCTGTATTGAGGATTATTTCATTGCTATGCGCCAAGGCATGGGGTTTAATGTTCGCGGGTTTGTTAAATATAAGTGAGGGGTTATGGGTGACTGTGGTGATGATTTTAAGGCTTTACGAGAGCACAATCGCGAGCGTAAGAATGATAATTTAGAAAGAAATAAAGCACATATGATTAGCTGCGGCCTTTCATATAATGTTGATTCTTCTGGTTCAATGTATTTTGCAACAGATAAAGGTACTGTTGTTTTTTACCCAACAACAAATAAATATCAACACAAGAGCAAGGTTAGATACGGAAGTGCTCCAACCTGCGAAAAATACATCCGATCATTATTCTCATAGCCGCCTAACAGCGGCTTTTCTTTGCCCGTAAATCAACCTATCCCGTGATATAATCTGCAAAACCCTACCGTATAGAGACGAATAATGACCACTCTGTCAGGAATCTTGCAGGCACCAGACGGCACAGCGATTGCTGGCGCTAAAATCACATTCGAAGCTGTTAGAAATTACGAGCAGGTTACGTTCCACGCATCATCATCACTGACTACTGGCTCGAATGGCTCATACTCAGTTACGCTGCCGATTGGCTCATACAATGTACTAGTCAATTATGGCAATGGTAGAGTCATCGATATCGGGATGATTACTATCCTTTCCGGCTCTATTAATGGCACGCTTAACGACTACTTGCTCAATGATAATGATGAAGCATATGTGCTAGATGTCTTGTCTCGGCTTGGTGCACCAGGTGGTGTGGAGCTAGTCAATGGTGCAATGGATAAGGAGCAGAATCTCAATGACGTGGAAGATAAGCAAGCAGCTAGGGCAAACCTATCCATATACTCCAAGATAGAAATTGACGATATTGTTGCGGCTGGGTCAATACCAAACACTATTAATGCAGATACCTATACTGGTGGGCTGGTATCAGCTATCGCTACTGGCAAGAATGTCATATTTTCAAATAATTATAATCTTGGCTCGTCAGTCATCCAGCTATCTTCCGGGCAAAAGATAACTTCACTAGGTGGGGCAATTACTTTTACAGGGTCTTTTTGTTTGCAGGCTGGCGATAACAATCTTCTGGACAACCTAATATTTATTGGCAACCCAGGAGCATTTGCCGTACGCATACTTGGTGCAAACAAAAATCTAACCATCAGAAACCCACGTTGCACTGACTGTTCGTTGTTTAAATCAAGCCCAGGCATAAGCTATGACACTATCGACTGGGTGAATAAAACTAACGTTCCAAGAAATGTATCAATCATAAATCCGGTTGGTGAGTATACTAACGCAACCCAATCAGCAGAATCCTTCATCGTTGCCCAGTTTATTGATGGCGTGACTATCATTGGTGGGCGCGCCAAGGCGTATAAATACGGCATGTATTACTGGGGCGGTGATAGTGACCCTGCATCACAAGGCTCGGTAGGTAATCAACGCAAAGCTGACAATATACTCGTTATTGGATTTGTCGCAGATAACTGTTGGATGGCAGGTTTATGGGGCAGCATGGGTATCTTGACTGAATTCAATGGCTGCTCAGCATTTAGGGACACAGTGGGGGGCGACGTTGGATTTGACCACGAAGGAACCATTACCGCAAAAACTATTGGCTGTCACGCTAGAAACTACCAGAATGGTAACTATGCGTCTTTCTTCTTCGGTAAGACGCATGATATTACTGGGTGCTCAAGTGTGCAGATGGGCGGATACCCGCATTATCGAAACTACAATAGCTCATCACTTCCAGAAAGTGGGTATGAGGTAAATATTGCTGGATGCATGTTCAGACGGTCATCAACAGATACGACAAATACTCTATGCACCGTGGATGGAGCAAATGGACCAGCAAATAAGCTATCCTTGCGTGGAAACTTCTTGGGGGATACTCGTGTTACATTCACTGCAACAAACAATGGCGATTTACGAATAGAAGATAATGATTTTAGGATTACTACGACGCCCGCAGCCGCTATTCAGCTAATTAGAACGCACGCAAACTATCAAAATAACCTTGGGGATGTAGATATATCTGGCAACGTGTGCCGATTAGATAGTGGTGCGTCATGGGTATCGGGCAGCACGTTTATCTATCTTGTTACATCCAACTTTAACCAGGCAAGAACAATTAGGGTATGGGATAACAAAGGTCCGGGCAGCATCTCAATGAATGAGCTTGGCGGTAACTCTGGTATTAGTGGGTATTATCATGTTTACAACAATGTCGTCACTGCTGTGAATAAAACAAACGGCGGATCAAAGGCCATGACGCTGGTAAGGTCTGACAATAACTATACGGCGCTTGGGGCATTAATTGCTACGCCAGCATGATATAATCTACCGATTGCTATTGAGGAATAAGAATGAGCAACAAAAAACTAACAGCTAATGCGCTACAGGTAGCGATTAACTCAAATATGCTGGAGCGACAACGCCTATCTTTTGCCGGTAAAGGCCTTGACCAAAAGCACGATAGAATCTGGACTGAGTTAGGGTACAAGCATAATATCTGTGCTGCTGATTACCGGTTTGCCTATGAGCGTCATCCTGCAGCACATGCCGCAGTTCATCGCGTACTAGAAAAGTGCTGGGAGAAATTCCCTGAAATTATTCAAGATGGCATGGATGACAAAGAAGAGACTCAGTGGGAAAAAGATACTAACAAGCTGATGTGCCATGTTTATCCTTTCCTTAAGGATGCCGACCGGCGCAACTTGGTAAATAGATACTCATGCCTACTTATTCAGTTTGCTGATGGCAAGGCATGGAGTGAGCCAGTTGGTGTGCTGAATACGAAAGATAAAGCCATCGTCAAGTATATCCCTGCATGGGAAGAGGATATGCGCGTCACTGAGTGGTATCAGGATGTGCAAGACCCTAAGTATGGTGAGCCGAAGATGTGGGCATATAACCCGCAAAGGACACTTGACGAGAATACCGATGGCGAGCCGATGGATACCATTGATATTCACCCAGACCGCGTACTAGTACTTGCAGAGGGTGCTATGGATGGTTCTATCTATTCAGGCATCCCATTGCTGCGCGCTGGCTTTAATATGCTCATCGATATGCAGAAATCCGGTGGCGGGAGTGCCGAAGGATTCCTGAAAAATGCCAGCCGCCAGATTCACATTAATTATAATGGTGACAAGGTTACTCCGCAGCAGTTGGCGCAGTTTGCTGGCGTTCCGGTAGACGAACTAATGGATGCTATCAATGATGGTATTGTTGATTTGAATGAGGCTATTGATGCTTGCCTAGTAACCATGCAGGGTGAGGCTCAAGTGCTTTCTGTTACCCCCGCAGACCCAAAGGAAACGTGGGAGGTTGCTGCTAATTCCTTTTGTGCATCTATCCGGTTACCATTTACTATTGTGTTCGGGCAGCAGACAGGACGACTAGCCAGCGATGAAGACCAGACCGATTATGCAAATATGGCCTCGCAACGCCGAGTTGGATTCCTTGACCATGTTATCCGCTGCTTGATTAAAAAGCTTCAGGGATTTGGTATTGTTGGCGCAATAGATGAATTTGATATTGAGTGGCCTGAGCTAATTGAGCCATCGCCAAGTGATAAGGCTACCTTATTCTCTACTCTGGCAACGGCAAACAAAGCCGTGTTTGATTCTGTAGGGCAGTCGGCGCTAACCATTAACGAGATGCGTATTGCTGCCGGATTCGAGCCAATTAAGGAACCGAAATTACCAACTAGCACAGGAGAAGGCGGTAATGCTCCAGCAGTTCAGGATTAATGCCAGACTGCCTTCACCAAAGGTTCCCACGTCGCGCACCGACCCAGTACGCGCAGCTCCTTTGCTGAACAAGGCTTTCATATCTATCAATGCGCGTTATCGTGGCATTAAAGATGAGGTGTCGGCACTGTTCAATGCTATTCCGGTTCGCCAAGGGAATGCAGATGCCTCGAATTACACTTACGACTTCAATGCACAGAGGGCGGCGCAATTATCAGAGCAACTGCAAAGCATTCTTGATAAATGGCTTCTTGATGGTTATGAGATAAACCGCTTCTGGATGGGCTTAAGCATAGAAGATGCTTACCGGCAAGGCACGCTTGCGGCACAGTCTAATCTTGCCTCTATGAGTGCAACGTATGCCACTGAGCGCTCACTATCAACTATCCTGTTCTCACAGCCCTATCAGACGCGCGTGGGCATTGCTTATGCCAGTTCTTATAGCGACTGGAAAGGATTGACTGACGCTGGCCGCTCCGACTTGGCTGGAATTATCAGTGAAGGTATTGCGGCTGGCGCGAACCCTAAATCAGTTGTGACGGATATTGCGACTCGTCTTGAGGTAAGTCGGAGTTATGCGCGCAATGTCGCCCAGACTGAAATAACGGGAGCGCTACGCAAGGCAAGGCGCGATGAGGCGGATGAAACAAAAGCGCTACTTGGCCTTGAGATTGTTTTGTTGTGGACATCAGCGCTTCTGCCTACAACCAGACAGAGCCATGGGCGTCGTCATGGACATACATTTACTACCGAAGAGGTTGCTGACTTCTACAGTAGAGATGGAAACAAATACCGGTGCCACTGCGGACAAACTGAAGCATTAGTTATTAACGGCAAGCCCTCCATCAGCGAAAAGCTGAATGAGGAATATGCCAAAGAAAAAGCAGCATGGGATAAGGCTAACCAATGAAACGAACATCAGCAAAAGGCATTCAGGAAATCAAAGAGTCAGAAGGATTAAAGCTTGTGGGTTATCCAGACCCAGCGACAGGCGGCAAACCTTATACTGCGGGTTACGGGCATACAGTCCCAGATGTTTCTCTTGGCGTGAAATATACCCAAGCACAGGCTGATGCATGGCTGGCGCAAGACCTTGCTAAATTCGAGGCTGGAGTAAACAAGCTCGTACCAGTCACAACACAAGGCCAGTTTGATGCGATGGTTTCATTCGCCTACAACCTTGGCCTTGGCAACCTGCAAAGCTCAACTTTACTAAAGAAACACAATGCTGGTGATTATGCTGGGGCAGCGCTTGAGTTCTCCCGCTGGAATAAGGCAAGCGGCAAAGTCATGGCCGGCTTAACAACTCGCAGGGCGCGTGAGGCGGAGTTATACAAATCATGAAGTGGCTTGCAAGGCTGTGGAGAAATAGAAAGTTCAGGGTGGCGCTGTTCATTGGCGCGCTGGCAGCTCTCGGCACGAATTTACCCGCCTTGCAGCCATACATAGCCCCGACAGTATATGCCGCCTTAGTTCTAGTGGTTGAGGTAATGCGCTCGCTGCTCATGGTGGTGAATATATTTATCGGGGGTTCTCCGCTATGACACTAAAGACTAACCTAATCGTCACCGGATGCGTGCTGGTATTGCTGACTGGCAGCCACATCTACGCATACCGCTCCGGCTGGTCAGCTCATGCCGATAAGATTAATAATGAGGCCAGGGAGAAAAAGGATAAGGCAGAGGTGAAGTTAGCCGTTGTCGAGGATACCCAGGAGAAAGAGCGCATTGTCATTCAAACAAAATATAAGGTCATCAACCATGACGTTATCAAGTACGTTAAAGAGCCTCACGTTAAGTGTGATTTTGATGCTGACAGTATCAGGTTGCGCCAATCAGCCATTGACGCCGCCAACTCCGTCAGCAAGCCTAAAGGCTGAGCCTTGTGAGTTAACAGCAGCAGGAAAGGATAGCGATGAAGATTTACAGGCTGACATTGAGAATGCGCAGTGTGCGGCTGAATTGAGGCAACAGGTATATGGCTGGCAGGCGTGGTATGAGATTACTATCGGACAATAAAAAGCCCCGCGAGGGGCTTAGTTGGTCTGCAATAGGCTAGTTGCAATCATCTTCCCTGTCTAATTGCTCAATAAACTGAAGTGCTACAGCGGCAATCTGAACAAGCTCATTGCGCAAACCTTCAGCAGCGTTCCCGCCAAACTCTCGATGCAAAGATGCTTGTGCGGCCTCGCCAACTTCTTCAGTGAGAATAGTCATCCACACAAAAGGATGCTGATCACGGTCTGCTCCCCATTTAACATCTTGAGCACACATTTCATCGACCACGGATGAAATGGCTTTTGATTTCGCATGACTCATAATTTATTTCCTCTTTTATGCTGAAACAATACGAACCAGTGAGCAACTCAGCTTACCATCTTCGTAAGATTCAGGGATAAAATAACTCCCCTGATATGCGAAGCACACCGGCTTGCCGCCAGATAGTGAGATTGCGCTGAGATAGAGTAAAGCGGTATCTGAATCGATTTTCAGTACAGCATCGCCGGATGAGTTAAGGGAAACCAGCGTAGCGCTGCCTACGGTGATGTTATTGTAATCGCTATTACGTGTTGCACTGCTGATATCTGTGAATGACATTATTCTTTCTCCACTTCATTATATAAAGCCTGAGCCAATAGGCAGCCTATCACATAGAAGGCGCCCATCCAAAAATAACCTAACGCAAATATTACAGCACATTCAGCAACGCAGGTTACTCTAACCCATTGTTTGTGAATCCATAAGCGGCGGCCTTTTTTCTTTATGGACTCAACGAGCTGCTTGTTTTGCGACATAAGTCCAGCAATGCACAACATTGCAATAATAAACCAAATATAGGCAATGGCGATATTTTCAACCCATTCAATGTGTAGATATAGGCCGAAATAAATTATTGCCCACAACAATAAATCTTGAGCTACCGCCCTGAAAAATCTAAGCATTATAATTTCTCCAATTCAATTGCACGCTCAATGGATTTGAGTGCTTCTGTCAAATCCTGCATTTTATCTTTATGCCCGCGCCAGGCAGCACGAAGCAGTTTCTTGATAGCGTGCTGAGTTGCTGGATTGGTTACTGCGAATGCTTGCAGGACGTCGTAAATATCGATAGTAATGCCTTTGTATGGGCGGTTGTATTTTCCTTCTGCTGATTTCCACGCTAGTGACATTAAGGCATCGCCATTGCGCTTGCTATCTTGCGATTGAAATAATTCTTTACACTTACAATTAGGATGATCAGGATTCGCCTTGCAAAATTCCAGGTCGATTGCGCTGCCGAATGATTCAGTGCGTTGGGCGATGATTTTATACCGAGTTAAATCACTTGCAGAAACATCATACTGACGAGTTAAAAACTCCTTTGTTCCTGAGAATTTGCAGCCCTCCTTCCAGCCGTTACAGAATCGAATTAAACCACTATTTCCGTAAGTATAGATGATACTCGCCCACTCCGGCGCACCAATAAAATCATTAGCACTCCCAATCAAATATTTCCATTCTTTCATTTCGATCTCCAGTTAGAGAAAAACCGCCACTTGGGCGGCTTTGATTATTTTTTACCAAGCTTACTTAACACTTCATCGTAGAATTTAGTTGGGTTGTCGAACCCTTCTGCTGATTTCATATCAAATTCTCTTATTAAGAGTTAGTTGTCGGGCTAGCTGTCGGCTGCATAGGGAGTCTTTGCCGACCCACGCCCAAAGATAACTCGTAAATTATCTTTGGGATAACTCCCCTGGTATCCAGTTATTCCCCGGCTTGGGATACTCCGCGCGACGCTATTGCGTTTCGTTCCTTATGAACTCATCAGGCGCGTAATTAAGTGCTGGTTACGTTTATCCGGCGTCTTTCGACCGATTACCTAGGGTAGCAGGTTTGGTGTGTGGTGCCTTCGTCGCCACGGTGAGCTTTTACCTCACCGTCTAGCTCACTCACCACACATAAAATGACACTGGAAGGCCTTTCACCTTGTTAAGTCGGCGCCCTACCATCAGACCGATGAAATGCTTTTGCGTTAAAGGGTTCTTGCTCCAATGTCATTATATGTGTGCGCCGTCTCTTCCGGCTGTCAAATCGAATCGGCATGGTGATTAACCATCATGTGGAGAAAGCCTTCAGAAACCCCGCCTGACTCATTTTGCCTTTATCAATGGGCTGATGCTGAGGAGTGCAGCGTCATGGCTAACATTGAGACATTTTCGGGCAATGGTCGATGAGCTGCCGACCGACTAATTACTATCCCTTCCGCTTCTCACTGTATGACCTAAATCTACCGCATTCATTCTTGCTTGTCTACCGCTATCGTCACTTTATTTTCATCATCGACATTAAAGTTTTCGCGGATGAATTTATGCATACGCTCTTTGCTCCACCACTTCATGGAGATGTAGCACTTAGCGAACTCGCGAGCCTGGTTAATAGATAACGGTTGGCGCTCGCTGACAATCTTTGTTAAAGCCTCAATTGGCTCTTTTGGTTTCCTGCTCATAATAATTGTTGACCTTTAAATCTACTGGCGGTAGATTCATTCTATCACATGCGAATGGCGCGTGTCACAGAGGGGAATACGATGAGCAAATTTAAGGGTACTAAAGGGCCGTGGGAAAATGTCGGAGGATGGGTTGATTCGGCAGGTAAGGACTCGAAAATTATTTGTGCAATCGGAAGTGTAAGCATGCAGTCAGAAGAAATACAGGATGCTAACGCAAACCTCATCGCCGCAGCCCCTGATTTGCTGGAGGCGTTAATCGCGGTCGTTCGAGTTGCCGACCGAGCCACAGATGAATTTGATATGGCGCGCACAGCAATCGCCAAAGCATTGGGGGGGTAATAATGAGAAGATATATAGCTGTAAATTCAGGAATTTTTATAGGAAATAGCGAAGTAAACGCGGCTGTAGCATATATTTACCATGCAGATAGTGATAATTATGATGATGATATAAGTGCTGCCAAATTATTTGCTGCCGCTCCTGATTTATTGGAGGCATTACAGGGAATGCTAGAAATTAACTCATTGGATGATGCACATAAGTTATCAAGGTTCAAAGCAGCTAATGCAGCAATCGCCAAAGCATTAGGAGAAACAAAATAATGAAAGACGAAGAGTATTTGCCTCACGCCATTTTGCTTCCTGGAAACTGTCTTGTTGCCGTAGCGGTTACGAAGGCTATCGCTGAAGATTACGCAAATGCCACATACGGCGGCCGTCCATATACGATTATCTTAGCAACCAAAAAGCATATTGCAGAACTTGGAGAAACCAAATAATGGCAACTTTAGGCCAGATGTACGCGAACAAAGATACCCGTGAAGGGATTGCGGTAAATAAGACGTTTATGGTTACTTTCTGCTCGATGTGATATGATGCCTATAGTTTACTTTTCATGGGTGGATATATGAGACCAATAGAAACTGATTTGACAAAAGAACGGTTAGATAGTTTGGTGAGATATGACCATGAGTCTGGAGTTTTCTCTTGGCTGGTATCTACGAATGGCAGAATAAAGGTAGGCCAGCAAGCATTAAGTAGACATAAGACACATAGAACCTTCTACGTGAGAATAAATATCGATAGATTCAGGCACTATGCGCACAGATTGGCTTGGCTGCATTATTACGGAGAATTCCCGCCAGAAGGAATGACTGTAGACCACATAGACTGTGATGGGATGAATAATCGCATTGATAATTTACGCCTACTTAGCTACAAGGATAATTGCAGGAACAAGCGAGAAAATGCAGCAAACAAAAGCGGTGTAAATGGAGTTTGCTTCAATCGATTTAGGGGGATGTGGAATGCATACATAAACATAGATGTAAGCAAGCAAAAGGATTTGGGTCATTATGGAAATATATTTGACGCCGCTTGCGCAAGGAAAAGCGCAGAGATAGAGCATGGATATATGCATAACCATGGAGCGAAGCGTGATGCGTAAGTAACCAGATTAAGGGGCACCCCATGCGCGACCCAAGAAGCCAGCCAGCAGAAAATGATTTCCTTTACCTGCAAGGTGCTGAATTTATCGTAATAAACGTAAATGAGTCTGATGTTATTATTGATGATGGACATAGACGGATTAGATTCAGCATGGAAAACTACATCAGAGCATTCAAGCGCGCTATTACCTCCATTAAGGAGTTGTGAATGAAAATGATGCTTTTGCGAAACTGGCTTCTTGTAGAAACGCTTGAATACATCGACCACGAAGATGAGCCAGCAGAAATATGGTTTATTGATTGGTATTATGGAAGGAAAAGAGTATGAATAAGCCATGCACAGAACAAACAATTCGCGATAACGAACAGCTCGCCGAGCTTGATGTGATGTATAAAGAAACTGAGCGCGCTCTTATGCTCATCGGCGACCGTATGCGTGAGATTAAGAATCGGCTTCAAAGGAAACCTCCTGTCAGAGATGAACATATAGGTGTGGATGGTAAAATATTTACCTATAACGAATCGTCGGAATCCAGCTTGCATTTGATGCATGTTGGTGCAACCTTCTACACCAAACTAGCGGGCGGCAAATATGAAAAGTAGCGATAGATTTTGGTTGCTGTTGATCATGATGACGATTGATACCATCGTGATTGATATGACGCATATAGTAATCACCGAGCTAAGCCACGACATCGTAGCTAAATCTGTTTTCATCACGCTATCTGTCATATGCTGCATCATCACTGCGAGTCTATGGTGTATGCGATGCAAGTAAATCAATGGCCCTCCTAGCGAGGGCTTTTTCTATGGTATAATCTACGTCGGCTGTGGTGGCCTTAAAATTGGATGGAATGAAACGGCTGCATTTTCAGGAGGGCAACTATCCGCCCTACACCACCCTGATAGTGCAGCCTTTTTATTTGGTGACTGATATGCTAAGCAAAGAACAGATACTAAAGCATTTGGAATATGATTCAGAGTCCGGGGTGTTCAAACGAAAAGGCAATAGCTCTAGGCCTAGGCCTAGGCCTACCGGTAGCATCAGGGATGATGGTTATGTGAGGATAGTGCTGCTAGGGAAGAGATATTATGCCCACAGGCTTGCTTGGGTTATATGTCATGGTGAAATCGATGATGAAATGCAGATTGATCACATTGATTGCGATCCATCTAATAACTGCATAGCAAACCTAAGGCTAGCTAGTCAGTCTCAGAACAATCATAACCAGAAGCTATGCAAAAGAAACACTAGCGGTACCAAGGGCGTAATATGGAGTGAAAGAGAGGGGAAGTGGAAGGCTATTTGCTGGCTAAATAACAAGCCACATAACGCTGGCACGTTTTCCAATATAGATGATGCCATATCAGCACAGAAATCACTTAGGGAAAGGCTCCACGGGAGATACTCACGAATTAGATGACTTGGTGGTATAATGCTGGATATCTGAAAATAGAGGCTTGCTAGATGAAAATCCAAGTAAATGCTACAAGCGTCATTAACGCTGCGAGCAACATTTCAAAACAAGAGGTTAATGGCAGGCCGCATTATGTCGTTAAAGATGTTACTGCGGTAATTGCTGATGGCGTCATGAATGGCATTCTGTATCCAAGGGAAGAGCTGGATAAGACCTACACCGGCCTAAATGATAAGAAAATGCCATACAACCACCCGAAAATTGGCGGTGATTATGTGAGTGCAGAGAATATTTTGGCTGTTAATGCTTATTATATTGGCGCATCAGCTACTAACGCCCATGTTAATGGTGACCGTTACCAGGTCGATATGTATCTTGACCAAGATTTTGCATCCCGCACAGATGGCGGCAAAGACATTATCTCTCGCCTTGATGCGCTTATGGCAAATAGCGCCGCCGAACCAATTCAAGTTTCCACTGGCTTGCTCCTGAATCTCATGGATGAAGAAGGCACATCTAAGGGCAAGTCTTACACTCAGCGCGGCATGAACTTTGAATGGGATCATATCGCCATTCTTCCTGCTGATGTTCCTGCCGCTGGTTCACCAGAAGAAGGTGTCGGCATCTTCGCATCCAACAATCAGAAGCTATCCCGCTTCGTGGTAAACCTGGAAGAAGAATCCGCGCCGGATAACTCAGCTGACAAACGCGATCACTCCATCATCAAGCGCATCACCAATTTCATCACCGGCAACTCATCAAAGCTGACGTTTGATCAAATCACTGACCAAATCCGCTCCAAGCTAAAAGAGAACATGCCAGCCGATACGTGGCCTTACATTATGGCCGTGTACGATAACCAATTTGGCTATGAGCTTCTCGGTGTGACTTACGGGCAGCAGTACCACATTGATATTGATAACGTGGTACAATTCGACGGTGAACGATTTAAGGCAACCATTACGACCGAGCTTGAGCCGGTTAAATCACAAGAGGCTACACAAATGAATGAAGAGCAAATGCTGGCAATTCTTGCTAACGCGCTCAAGCCGGTAACTGACCAGCTGTCAGCCGTTAACTCTGAGCTTGTCGCAGTTAAAGCGCAGAATGCAGACCTGAAATCATCTCTCGAAGCGAATAGCAAGAAAGAAGAACAGACTATGCGTGACGCTATCAAAACCAAACTCGGCTTTACCGATGCAGTAGTTAACTTCCTGTCAGGCGATGCGCTGGTTGAAGTGTTCGCTAAAACCCAAGCTTCTAACGGCCTGCTCTCCGGCGATGCTGGCGACAAGCCTACCAAAGATGGCTGGGAAGGCTACGACATGAACGTAAACTTTGAGGAGACCAAATAATGGTTGCTCATGTTATTTATCGTGGTCCGGTTGAACGCGAGCCAGAAACAATCAACCTCCCAGTTGGCGCGGCATTAGTTCCCGGCGTCATTGTTAAATCTTCCGGCACAGCTCTGGCAGTAGCAACTGCTGCAACTGGTCGTAACTTTATTCTCGGTAACCGCCGTTTCGTTGGTCAGGCAATCTCTACCGCCTATGCATCTGGCGAGACAGCAGTAGCTTTCCGCTTGGAGCCTGAGCAAGAATATTATGCTCAGTTGGCGGCAGCAGCATATACAGTGGGTCAGGAGCTGACCGTGGGCGCAGGTGGCGTTTTGGCCGCAGCGGCTTCCGGCAATACGGTCCTGTTCTACTTTGACGAAAAAGCAGGTCGCACCCTTGCAGCGCAGGGCTTTGCGGATGTTGTCGTTGCTAACGCATACGTTAAAGCTTAAGGGGCTAAATGATGCTTAAATTTACAGCTAATCAACAAGCGCAAATCATTGGTGAGCGCCGCGACTGGGAAGTAAACCAGAAGCAAATGGCAGAACAGTATGGTGAGAAGCGAATGCAGGGTAACGCATTGGTTCTGCCACAGTACGTATGGAAAACGTGGGACCGTGACGCTGTAGAAATTCAGCGTTCCGTTCTGGCCGTATTTAATGACTTGGCAAGCATCTCGATGCCAATGAACATCGGCAAGACGCTGCATGAATTCCAGACCGTTTCTGATTCCGGCGAAGTGAATATTTCTCTGGATGGTCGCGGTAAGGCCAAGACTGACCAGCCAGAAATCAACTACTACGGCACACCATTGCCAATCATTGACACAAGCTTCTCTTTCGGCTGGCGTCAAATGGCTGCGGCTGCCACTGAAGGTTATTCTCTGGACTCCGCTGCGCGCATGAACGCAAACCGCCGCATTGCAGAGAAGCTGGAAGACCTGGTTCTGAACGGTGATACCAAAATCAACGTTGGCGGTAATACTATTTATGGCCTGCGTACCGCGCCTAACCGCGTAACTGGTACTCATGGTATTGACCTGAATGGTGCAACCGGTGCGCAATGGGTTACTGTATTCAAATCAGTAATCGCTGCCCTGCAAGCCAAGAACTACTATACTCCGGTAACTTTCTACCTGAACTATAGCGACTGGTTCTATATGTCAGTGACTGACTATGCTGCGAACTACCCGAAGACTATTCTGTCCCGCATCATGGAAATTCCAGGTGTTGCGGCGATCGTCCCATCTTCAAGTGTTCCAGTTAACGAAGTTCTGGCAGTCTGCAAACGTTCTGATGTTTATCAGATTCTGAATGGCATGCCTATCACCACTCGCGCGCTGACCCGTCTGCGCCCTGAAGATGATTATGCATTCAGTGTCATCGCAGCGGCCGCGCCTGAGTGGAAATTTGATGGTAACTTAGCTGCAGGCTATGCCCAGTTTACCAAGGCGTAATTGGTAACAATAAGTTATAATTAGAAGGCCGCTTAGTGCGGCCTTTTTCATAAGAGGATTTAATGATGAAGTATCTAGTAACGCATGATTCGCATGAATTAAAGAAGGGTGACACCTACGAAGGTGATCGTCTTCCTCTTTGGCTTGTTGGCAAGGCTACTCTTATTAAAGAGAAAGAATTTGTTGTTGCGACGCCAGCAGGCAAGAAAACAACCAAAAAAGCGGACAAGTAAATTATGGCGCTCCCATATAGCTTTACCACTGGAAATGCAGATGGGTCGGCTGAGCTTGGTAGTATCATGTCCGCTGATTGGTCATCCCTACAGGTAAATGTTGTCGCTGGAAATGTATCTAATCAGATTGTATCCCTGCCAAAAGGCGCAGTTAAAAGTTATATCTCTCCTGATACTTCTGGTGAAAACTGGATTCAGGTTGATGGAACTACTTACTCTGGCGTGGCCCGCAGATTTAAAATCGTCAAATCTGGCGTACCTGGCACTGTTACAGCAATTAATATTGGCGTATGGCGCAGTGACGATTTAGAGGCTAGTATTCCTGCTGGGGTTTTCACTGGTTCAAGAGCCGTGACAAGTCAAAGTTTCCGCGATGCTAATACAAAGCTTGGCAACCTGTTCAATGCATCAAGACGAGTTGTTGGCCTGGCTGCTGGGGCTAATGCTGACTCAATATTCCTAACTGGAGCAAACCCAGTAATTCTTTATGCGCGAAATATCGGGTATACCGGTAATGGGGTGGCAGCGGCAATCTATCGCCAGCCAACATATACCGGCGGAACAGCTTCTGATATTAATAACCCGAACGATATCAATCCAGCAGTAGCCGGCGTCACTTTATTGACCGCGCCAACAATCACCAATATTGGTACGCTGACAACTGCAATTGCTTATAGTGAAGGTAGCACATCAAATCAAGGTCAGGGTAACTCTGGAGCATCCTTGGGTGAGGAGATCATCATGCTTCCAAACACAGCCTATCTTTTGCGAGTAACATCACTTGATACGCAGGCGCAAAACTTCTCGGCATATCTTTCATGGTATGAAGGCCAACCTGATTTGCCAATTTAATGTATAATTCAGAAACACCAAACATAAGGGTATTTTAAAATGGGTAGTTCAAATAGTCCTAGCCGTAAAGTTGACGAAGATAGCGTGAACAAAAGTAAAGCGAAGCCAACTAAGCCAGTCAATCCGGTCGCAAAACCCAATGGCAGCTCAAACAGTCCGTCTCGCTAATGGTATCGATTGATGTTGCTACAGCCCTCATGTACTTGGGGGCTTTCCTCTACAATAAACAGATTGCATTTGCGGTCTGCTTACCATTTCTAGCTGCATCAATGTATGTTGGATGGGATGCGGTAGAGTTGTTTAGCGCAAGGAAAGGTGGCTATGAGTTCTTTTACTTTCTGATCCAATCCTTTATCTGGCTTGCTCCAGCTATTTATTTTAGGTCAAATATTTACATTGCTTTGTCAGCATTATTAATGAGCATTTACGAGTGGATTGTCGCTGCTGAGTCTTTTATCTGGCAATTCATCACCCCTGTAGAAACATTCCTCCATCGTGAATACGCATTCATAATCCTTGCAATCCACTTGGCTATTCTTGCATCGCTAACCAAATGGGGCGCTCAATTTGGGTATCTTACTTTCTCTTTTGATTATCGCCGCAAGCGCGCGAGCAATCTACATAAGTTACAAATCAATTATAAAGGCCCATCAAGATGATAGAAAACATTCACGGAGCAATCGAGACGGCGATTAATGGTGACATTGGTCAGGTTGTTGATAAGTTCGGGTATGCGTCTGTTGGTAGCGGCCTTGGTATTGGCGCGGTAAGCCAATCCAGCATAGTAATGCCAACATGGTTGCCGGATTCGCTTGCTACCGTTGCCACAATCGTATCTATTGTTGGCGGTCTAGTGCTTATCCTTAAGCAGGTTGCCGAGGTTTATTACAAGCGCAAGCATGATGCCAGGGAAGAACGCATAGCACTTGCGATGGAGCGGAGAGCCAATAATGACAGTAACAACAAGTGATATTACCGCAGCATTAGCTGTTCGTGGGATCTCATTACCAACATCTGAGATTGACGGTATTTTATGTCTATTGGATAAGATATCAGCATGCATTACAGCTAACTATCCAGACGAATGCACACAGAATGCAATTTTAACTTGGTCAGCTATTCTCATGGCATCATCTACCAATAGTCGATTGCTAACCGGACATACTGCCCCATCAGGTGCATCTGAATCATTTTCCTATGGAAGTACGCCGTGGGTAGCGCTCTATTACCAATTGCAGGCGCTTGATACCTTTGGGTGCACCAACTCTATTGTGTCGGCACCGGTAGGTGTAACTGGCGCCATGTTTGGCGTAGTGAAGGGATTTAGAGGTAAGCGAAATGACTTCCGCTGCTAATTGGTCATATACAACGACCGCTACCATTTGGAAGGTTGGCGCTAAAGATGAGTATGGGGAAGCATCATATGCATCTCCAGTGGTTATTAATTGTGACTATGGCCTGCTTGGTAAGACGGTATATGACGCGAAGGGCGCGGAGTTTGTAGAGAAAAATACCTTCTGGACTGAATATGCTGATGCAAAGGCTGGTGATTATATCTTGCTTGGTACGCATGTAGAGCTTAATCCATTTGATGTTAATGCTGATGAGATTAGGTCGGTAATGAACTATGGTAACGCTCTTAACCGTTCGGAAATTCCAGACTACGCTATTGTTACGGGGGCGTAATGGCAAAGGTAACTGGCATTAAAGAAGCTAACGCTAAGATGTCTGCATTAATTAATGATATCACCGGTAGGAAGGCTGTAAGGGCTATCACTGGCGCGTTAATCATTGGCTCTACTCAGGCGGCGCTTTATACCCCTATCGATACTAGCACGCTGTTAAATAGCCAATATCGAAAGATTGATGTGCGCGGTAAGCGACTCATTGGTGAGGTTGGGTATACCGCTAACTATGCAGCCGCAGTTAACAATCCAACTGTTAAGCAGGTTTTCAGGCGGGCGACAGCTAAGAAAGAATTCTTGAAGTCAGGGTTCGATGATAGGCGATCTGCTATTGATGATTTTGTTAAGCAGGAAATGGGGTTATGAGCACATCAATGCACGAGAGATTCAAGACATGGCTTGTTGATAACAACCTGCTCACTGGCATGACCATGCAAATGTACTTTTGGGATGATTCTGGTATCGCCAGTGAGCGTTATGCTGTCATTCAGCCAAATGGTGGCACGCAAATGAGTAAGGATTTATCCAATGAGTTCTACATGCTTCTAACGCTTATTGGTGCCAAGTCTGATCGCAAAATAACAATGGCATCAGCTCAAACAATTATCGATTTTACTCAGCAAAATCCTATCGACAGCTGCCTTAGCTACATACAAATGATTGGTCCAACGCCTACGCCAATCCTGACTGAAGAAGGACGTTGTGCTGTACAGTTATCATTTAGAATAGTATTCGGCGCTTAGTGTATAATGCAAATTGCTATAGCACCTAACTTTTACGTAAGAGGATTTAAATAATGGCTATTTGTGCTAATGATACAGCCAAGCTTATTGGTCGCAATGCGACTCTTGAGTTGGCAGATGGTTGCGCCGATACTGTTCCACTTGAGGCATCATGGCTTTATGCTGGAGCACTAACCACAAAGGGTTTTGATTTCAGCCCAAACACAGTGACGTCTGATGCCGATGATACTGGCGGCTTCCAGGAATCTCTGGTAACTAACGCTGATTTCACAATCTCCGCCGAGGGTGAAGTGCGTGTTGCGGATAAGTCAGATGAATATGGATTCGGCAAATTGGTAATGTATTTCCCAACTGAAATTAAGGCGCGTCGCCAGCCAACATTATGGGTTCGTCTTGGCTTTGGCCCGGTGACCATGGTTGGCTATATGACCATTACCGCTCTATCTGGTGACGCTGGCACAAATGATATTGTTACTTTCTCTCTTGAGTTGAAAGTGGCTGATTCCGATAGCGTATCAATTGTAGAGGCTGCATAACATGGCGACTATTACCCCAACATCAATTAACCAAAGCGTTCCATTTACTCCAGCATCAACAGTGCTGACGGCATCTGATACGCTGACGTATAAGCCATCAACTAAGCAGCTACTTGTATTGGTAAATACAACCGCATCGCCAGTAGTAGTTACAATTGACGGCGCCGGTGGTACAACCATCGCACCTGCTGGTTTTGGTGGTACAGTTAGCGTTGCTTCCGGCAAGGCCGTCACTGTAGCAGCTAATGGATTCCAAGCCATTAAATTAGTGGATATCTCTGCATTCCTGCAAGGTGTTGTTGCGGTTACTGGCGGCGTGGGCGTTACTGCTATGCTTTTTGAAGGCTGATTTTAGCTGGATGGTTGGAAATTAAAAAGCCCCGAGAGGGGCTTATTTTTTGTATCCACGAAGTGAGTTTTCAGCTTCCTCTGTTAGAAGTTCCGCTGTACCAATTCTGCAATATCCACCATCGGTAACCCAATCAGTTCCATCAAAATCAGGCTGAAGATAATAACTATAAATTGCACCATCACAATCCGTTGCTACATACCCATGATTATCTGGTACGTAAAATTCAGTTCCAAAATATTCAATTTTCTTTATAAAATCGTTATTGATAATTTTCATGTTGATCTCCAATGCCAGAACATTCCGGCTTGAATTAAATCTACCGCCATTGTCACCAATCGTCAAGCACTAAATCACAAAAACACCTTTATGGTATAATCGCCTCATTCAACATGCAGGGGATGACATGCGTAACCCAATCACCTCAATCGGCGAGATGGTCATCTCGACTACTGATAAAGACTTCTTCTTCAAGCCATCATTCAACGCAATGGCTAATATCGGCACGCCACAGGAAATCGTAGAGATTTACGCCACGATTAACGGACTATCAGCACAGAAAGCAATCACCGCAGCATTCAGCTCTTATGGGTATATCACACCATTTGTCCTGAAAGCAATCAGCAAGCCAGCCTATGGGCGTGAAGTCCTCAGTGCCGCAATTATTATTATGCAATCATGTTGTAATGATGATATCTCAGCGCTGGTTGGCTCATGGAGAGCTATCGGTAAAGGAATGGTATATGTGCGTGGTGGCATGCCGGTGTCAGATATAATCACCATAGGTAAGAGGCTGATAGAGCATGGTATTATTGGCATGGCAAAGCTTAGAAAGCTACAGCGCGATGAAGGCAAGTCCGATTCTTTCACTCGTGAATTTAATATCATGGAATATATCAGCATGGCTCGCGCTCACTTTGGCATGTCGCGCGAGCAAGCTGAAGACTTAACTATGACTGAATTACAAGAATTGATTAAAGTTAAATTCCCGCAAAAGGAAGGATTTACCCGCGAAGAATATGACGATATTTATAAAGCGCGAAATGAGCGCAGAGAAAAAGCATTAGTAAAAGAGGCATTAGCACATGGTAAGTGAATCTCAGGTTGGTAACATCCTCTATCAAGTTGAGATGGATGTGCAGCAACTCGTTCGTGCTCAACAAACGGCAAGCGATCGGCTTTCGCGATTAGAAGGTAATTTTGACAGTGCTGGACGCTCGGCATCTGGTTTCCAAAGCTCAATCAGCAAGCTGGCTGGAGCAATCACAGCGGCCTTATCAGTCAAGGCCATTGCTGATTACGCAAATGCATGGGTTGACGTAAGCAACAAGCTAGTCAATGCTATACGACCCCATGAAGAACTTGCTACAGTAACTGAGCGAGTATTTAAGATATCTCAAGATACACGAGCAAGCCTAGAAGCTACTGCTTCACTTTATGGACGTCTTGAACGAGCAACACGCAGCGCTGGGACAAGTACAGCAGACCTGGCAAAGCTGACAGAGACGATTAACAAGGGCTTGGTAGTATCTGGTGCAACAGCAGAAGAAGCTAGCTCTACAATGATTCAGCTTTCCCAGGCACTTGCCTCCGGCGTGCTTCGCGGTGAGGAATTCAACTCAATTTCGGAAAATGGTAGCCGCCTAGCTGTGGCTCTTGCTACATCTCTTGGTGTTACCGTTGGTCAGTTACGCAACATGGCTGCTCAGGGTGCACTGACAACCGATGTGGTAGTTAAAGGCTTGCTTAGTCAAGCGGTGCCAATCGCTAATGAGTTTGCAAAAACAACGCTTACCATGGGGCAGGCTTTTACCGTAGCAACAAATAATATCACCAAGTTTGTAGGTGAAAGCTCATCTACTAACACGGTATTAAGTGTGTTTAATACTGGGGTAATCACCTTAAGTGAGAACCTATCTACAATTGCAAGTGTGATCGGCGTGTTTGCTGTAGTAATGGGTGGGCGCTTTGTTGGCGCACTAACGGCGGCAACTGCCGCAAGAATTAGTGACGCTATCGCAGCAAACGCACAGGCAGCGTCAACAGCTAATGCAGCAGCAGCGGCAGCCACAGCTGCAACTATCACAGCGCGTAAGGCATTGCTGGATAAAGAGGCCGCAATAAGTGCACTGGCTCTTGCACAGGCTGAATATAATGTTGCTAAAGGTTCGGCGGCTGAAGCTTTTGCGCTGGAGAATCTAACAGCTATTAAATCAACAGCAATATCACAATCGGCTTTGTATGCTGAAGCTCAATTAGCACAAGCTGCAGCACAGAATACAGCATCGGCAGCGGCAGCAGCAGCAACAACAACCATTGGCGGGCTTGCGCGTGGCGCACTATCACTTATTGGCGGCCCGGCAGGTGCAGCAGTTCTTGCGGGTGCTGCAATCTTCTATTTCTACCAAAAGGCGCAGCAGGCTAAACAGGAAAGCTTAGACTTTGCTGATAAGCTTGATAATGTCATCTCTAAAATGAAAGAGATGAGCCAGATACAGATTGCCGCAGAGATTGACAAGGCTAATAAATCTATAACAGCACAGAATAGCCAGCTAACAGAGAATGAGCAAAATCTCGCTAACGTTAATAATAAATTAGCCTTGGCAAAGAAATCAGTATCAGATTTAGGCTCTCAAAACTGGCTCTACTCAAATGCCGTTGGCAATGTTAATGCCTTAGAAAGTGAGTCAATACAACTTACAGCTAAAGTCGAGGCGGAAAGAAACAAGCTAAGTCAGACAATTAGTAAAACTGGCATACTTAGTGCGCAAATGAATGGTACTTTTGTACAAGGTATCGACTTGCTTAAGCGTGATGGTGAGCAAGCAAATATTGTAACTGGCATCATGAATCAACTGGGCGGCGCAATTGATATCGCCAGTAAAGCAAAAGACAAATTTAACTCATCTTCACTTACCGTATCGGTATCCGCAGCGGGTCAAAAACAGCTTACTCAGCTTCAGCAGGAGGGAGAGCTTCTTAGCATTGTTGATAAACGTCAGCGCGCCGTTAAGGCTGCACGTCTTGATGCTATTAATGCTGGTGAAAAAAATCAAAACGTAATAAACCAAGTTGGTGAACTGGCTGGTAAAAATTACGACCTACAACAGGCAGAACAAGCAAGGGATGCGGCGGCAAAAAAAGGTCAAAAAACCACAGACGAGGGCGCACAAAAGATTGCTAACCTCACCAAAGATATTGGCTACCTTGCATTAAAGTATGATGAAAACAGCAGAGAAGCAGCGGTCTATAATGCCGTACAATCTGCTGGAAATAAGGCGACTGATGCACAAAAAATAAAAATTGGAGAACTAGCTGGCGCTCTTTTTGATGCCAAGCAGAAGCAATCAGACCTTAATGCTGCTATTGCTGATGACCCGAAAGGTAAAGAAAATAAGTATTATGAAGAATCCACCAAACAGCTAAAGAGGCAGCTTGACGGCAACATCATTAACATCAAGCAATTTAATGACCAATCTGAAAAGATGGCTCAAGAGCATGAGATTAATCTTGCCAGAATAAGGGCAAATGAAACAGTAACTCCAAAGCAGCAGGCTCAAGGTTCAGTAGACCCTGTTCAGCAGCTTGCTAATGAGAATGCTCAGAAACTTGCCCTTATTCAAGCATTCGAAACAGAAAAGGGTGTTATTACTGCCAACGGCATAGCCTTAATGAATGCCGCCAATACTGAGTACGAAGCTGCACGCAATGCAGCACTATGGAAGCAATGGGCTGACCAATCTACGGTTAATACTTTAATGGCTGGGGCTATTGACTCCCTTGGCTCGGCATCATCATCAGCAATCACTGGCCTTTTAACTGGCACTGAAAGTGCGAACCAGGCGCTGGCTAACATCGCAAATACCATCTTGAATTCAGTAGTTCAAGGCTTTGTAGAAATGGGCTTGGCACAGGTTAAAGCAGCCATAACAGGCGCAGCAGCCCAGCAGACAGCAACAGTGGCGACTACAGCAACAGCAGTTACTGGCATTGCAACAACAACCGCAGCAAGTACAGCAGCCGCAGGCACAACGCTTGCAGCATGGCTCCCTGCTGCTTTAGTAGCATCTGTAGGTTCGTTTGGCGCCGCGGCAATTATAGGTGGTGCTGCATTGGTAGGGGCATTCGCATTAAGCAAGACACTTGGCGCGCGCAAGAATGGTGGCTCGGTAACTGCTGGTGGGATGTACCAGGTTGGCGAAGGTGGTATGCCTGAGATTTATCAGGGTTCAAATGGTCGGCAATACATGATACCTGGCGATAATGGCAGCGTGATTAGCAATAAAGATTTAGCCACTGGCGGAACAGCATCAACTGGAAATAATGTTTCAGTGAATGTACATAACTATGGCTCGTCTCAAGTTCAGACTAACCAGTCTAGTAACTCAGACGGCAGCTTAACGCTTGATGTGTTAATATCAGATATCAATGAAGGTGGCCCATTTAGCCAATCCATCGCCAGTAATTTCAACACAAAACGTAGGGCAACAGAATAATGGCAGATATTGATTATCCGAGCTGGTTGCCACTACCACAGCGCGCCAGCAAAAGTATGACAATAGATACTGGTTATCGCGTAGACCAGCCGTCTGTTGGCCCTATGATTATCCAGCCGCTTACTTATGACCTAAAGGTGCAATGGTCGCTAACTTGGATTATGACTATTCAAGAGGAGCGAGCATTTCAAATGTGGCTGCGTAATGCTAACTATGGGATAGCAGGGGCTAGCAAGTGGTTTAACATGATGGTTAATCTTGGTGGCAGCGGCCTAATGATGCAGGAGTTAGCATTTACCAAGTTCCCAGTACAAGCGTCAATAACCAATGGTACAGCGACATGGACAGGGACAGTTATCGCTAATAACCTAAATAATGACGATGATGATTTTGCTGACTTAATCATAAATCTATCACCAGATTGGTATAGTATTTTGGATATTGCAGTAAACAGAACCTTGCCAAAATATCCATACTCAATTCCTCTTGACCTGACAATTACGGGGTCATAATGCCAACATTACGAGATTTTAAAGTGAAGCGCCCTAATCGGGTGCTTTATGAAACAATGACGATTAGCCATCCGACAATCGGTACTTTATACCTACTTGCAAATCAGATATTTGCTCAGACATTTGAGGGTATCATCTATCACCCGGTACGCATGGAGGTATCAGAAAGCCAACAGAGTACAACACCTGTTATCGATGCGACAATCAAGCTTGGTAGGCTAGCATTTGATTTCAAACAGGCACTAAAGCAATGGCGGGCATTCTCAAGGCAAGACCCGATATCAGCAACATTCAAGCGGTATGACTCCATTGATAAGAATACTCCGTTAAAACCATGGACTCTTTATATAAAAAGCGTATCAATGGATGCAGACGATGTGACAATAGTTCTATCGTTAAAAAATCCATTAACAAACAATATTGCCACTTTATACAACACTGAAATGTTTCCAGGGTTACAAGATGTCTAAAGATGAATTCCTGAAAAAAATGATTGGCAAGCCATGGGGTCAGCGAGCTATAAGCTGGGAGTCGGTTGATTGCTGGGGATTAGTGGTAATGTACTACCGGCATGTTTTGGGGTTAGAGTTCCCACCAAACAATAATTATTCATCAGGCATGGAATTTTCTTCATCATACCAGTTTGGTATACGATTTTGGGAACAGTCGGAAAGATTTAACGATTGTATGTTTGTTGCCTATAACGGCAAGACTCCCGTTCACGTTGGTTTGATTGTCGATGGTCAATGCCTGCATGCCAGAGAGGATGGTAGTCATGTTAGAATGGACAGAATAAGAACGCTTGAGCGTGTGTTTTCAAAACTGGAGTATTACAAGTATGCCGATCATCGAGGTATCACGGGTTGAGGGTTGCAAATCATTCATCACTGAAGTGAAGAGAGGCACTAATCTTTTTGAATGGCTATGCTCTCAATACTTCAGTTCTGATATTGATATCTATCTAAATGACAAACAGCTATCTCCAGATGATGAGCTATCATTTAGCCTTGCTGACTCAGATTTTGTGACGGTGATTGATAGGCCAAAGGGTGGCGGGTTTCTAAAAACAAGTGCCATGATTCTTGGTGCCTTCACCTATAAAAGTGATCTAAAGTTTATCTCTAAAGTTTTTTCCAAGCTACTTGGAACTGAGACTGCATCAACAAATCTTAGTTCAACAAAAACATCACCAAACAATAATTTAAAATCGCAGACGAATACCGCACGTAATGGCGAGGCGATCCCTGATAACTACGGACAAATTAGAGCTTTTCCAGACTTGGTGCAGCAATCTCTAATCGAATATATCAGCAACTTAAAATATGTCACTGAGGTTATGTGCTTTGGCCTTGGTGAGTATGTGATTTCATCTGTTCGTTACTCTGAATCAAACCTTGGTTCCATGGCTGGTGCATCATACAACATTTATCCGCCAAATACGGCATTGCCAACTATTTATGAGCCATATGTTTTTGATGATGTTGACGGCCAAGAGGTGCCTGGTAAAAATGAAATAGATGAAGACACTATCGTTATAAATACTGCCACTACAACCGCTGTGATTAGCGGTACTTATGCTGGTGGTCAGATAGCAATGAAGATAGCTAAAAATAGTGATTTTGATTACTTTTTTGACTTAGTATCACCACACGCGGTTAGTTTTGTAATAAATATTACATATCCAACAACTGCTGGAGATGTAACAGAAGATGTTACTTTGTTTGGTAATTTAATTGGAGCAGTAGAAACTAATGATGGACTACCAGTTCCAGTTAATTATTACTACACATTTACTTTTGACACTATAAATGGCATAAAAGCAAGTTTTGTAACAACTGCAACAATAAATAATACAATATTTACCATAAGCGATAATCAGCCATTAGTTGTTGGTCCATTTTACGCGCCAGTTGATTCAAGTCAGTTATGGATAAACACACAATCTGCTCTTGGTGGTGGGTCTGATACCAACTGGATGATGAAGATGTGGAAGGTTGATAGCGATAACGTAATCATACCTGGAACAACTGAAGAATTTACATATACTCAGCATAACTGGAGCGATTCAAGCGACACATTTTATAGAACAGATAAAATCGTTCCACTTAGTGGATATGGCCGATATGCCATGCAGTTTGAAAGAACTGATAATAGTTCTGACTCCAGTGTTCTAAAAGTAGAGTCTATACAAGCAATAAACATTCGTTCTGGATTGATTTACTCAGATAAAACAATGGTTATTGTTAGAGTTAGAGCTACGGAGAATGCCACTGGAAGCCGGGAGCGTAAATATAATGCATTGATAACAAGGAAGGTTATTAGTTATGATTATGATAATGAAGTTATCGATTATACATTGCGAGCATCAAGAAGTTTTGCTGATGCAGTTATCCATAACTGGATCATGATTGGAGGTCAGCCAGCATCCACCATTGATATGCATGAGCTTTATACGATATCAAATACACTTCCAGATGCGCGGCTAGGGTATTTTGATTATACCTTTGATGATACTGATACATCACTTGGTGAGCGCATTCAGACCATATGCGATGCAGCTACCGTAACATGCTTTTGGGATGATAGCGTTTTATCCTTTGTTCGTGACGATGAAAAATCATCTCCAGCAAGCGTCCTGTCAACGCGCAGCCTTGCAACCGATAACTATAAGCTTAGTTATGATATGACGCTACCGGGTGGTTATGATGGCGTTGAATTGCAATATAAAGACCCATCAACTAACAAGCAGGCATCAATAAAATATGTGATAAGTGGAGATACCATATCCCCTGGTGTGGCATCAAAACCTAAAAAGTTTGATATGCTTTACGTTAGAAACGCATATCAAGCATATGACAGGGCTCTGAAGGAGGTTATGCGGCTACTATATTCACGCGCTAGCATGACAGTAACAGCCCTCTCTGATGGTGAATGGATTAACGTTGGGCAGATGATTCAGGTTGTAGATATGTATGATACCAACCAACAGTCAGGATACTTGAAATCACGGGTAGATAATTCATTTGAAACGTCAGAACCAATCAGGTTTATTGGAACAATGTATGTTGTGATTACAGATTCTGATGGTAACCCGACGACACGTTACTTAGCAGCGCCTAGAACTGATGGTATTGATGGATTTATAGCCACAATACCTGCTATCTCATTGAATATTTTCGATGGTGAAGCAGTTCAGCAACCATCAAGATATATTATTGCGACAGAAGCAGAGCTTGATTCAACTCAGTGGATCATCACTAGCAAGAAGATTGGAACTGATGGTAAGACGGCGCTCGCACTTTCCGAGTATAATGCTGAAATGTACAATTATGAGGTTCCAGAATAATGGCAACTACACCAACAAGCAATCCAATACCTAGCGAGGAACCTAGAGACCTAGCATTTAACGCTGGTAAGTTCGATGAATATGTAAACTCAGCAAATCCAACATATACAGATAGATTTGGTGTTGAGCGATGGACAATCAGCGGGCAATCAGTAAGCAATCAAGCTGAATTCGACGCTTCGCTTGTTACTCAGCGTGATGATTTTGAAGCAGCCCAGTTAAACCAACAAAATGTATTCAATGAGCATTTATCAGATTTTGATGAAAATGCACAATCAGCGTTATTAGCTGTTGGTTTTATTCCTTTCGGTACTTTTTCTGCTGGTGCAACATTAACAACCATCTCTCAAGCTCTTTACCATGCTGCAACCAATACTTATTACTCATGGAATGGTACGTTCCCTAAAACAGTAGCGCCATCTAGCACACCAATTGGAGAAAGCGGCTGGTTGATTGCTGGCAATGGTCCGCTACAACATGCTGGGTCTATTGCATTATTTGGTCAAGTAATAGATACAAATCAAACAATTCCATCTGGAATGAATGCACTTAGTATTAGTCCATCAATTGCTGATGGAATCACTGTAACCGTGCCTGATGGTGCAAAATACGTAATTTTATGAGGATTTAACTGATGGGCACAGGAATTATAAAAGTAGATAATATCAGTAACTTAGCAGGAACCGCTCAGACTGATATTGACTCTCTAATTATAGCGCCAACAAATATCCGATCGCTATGGGAGCGATCTCTATCGGCGATTAACTTATCTTTAGCGCCGGGGTCATTTGAGGATGGAGGAACAATATCTTCTACCTCGCAAGCGTTAATTTATGATGCAGCGGGAATTGCTTATAAATGGGGTGGGACACTACCAAAAGTAGTAGCTGCAAACTCCACACCAGCGTCAAGCGGTGGCATCTCATCTACAGGGTGGATTATTGCAGATAGCAATATCATCACGTCATTAATGTCAGGATATGGATTGCAGCATCCATCATCATTAACTCCAATAGCTGCAAAAGGTTTTTGGCGTGACATCAATGCCGGTGCCAATATTTGGGGGTTTAGGGACCGAGTTTTTATTGGTGACGCTTGCACAAATGATGGGAAATTAACAAATACCACTAAAGACTGGCTAGAGACACTTCGGGCATCAACTACCAACAACTCACAAATTGCAGCGCTTTCTACTATCGGACAGACTGCTGTTCTTGGTGGGTCAAGGTCATCAGACTCAAGTATAGTAGATGGAATGGGCTGTATTGGCTTGCAGGGTTGGTCATACAATAATAATACTACCGCAGTCCAAACTACTTATGCTGGTTATTTTGAATCAAGACGATTAGCTGGTGCTGGTAATACCCATTGTATTGAGTTTGATATCGTTAACATGGGAACTGTAGCCACAGTACAGCCTTATGCTATGTTTCCAGCTGGACTAACCCCTGGGTTATGGGCCGCATCTGGCGGTGAGGTGTCTGCTAACGCTGCATCATGTGCCATGGCAATAGTTAACAATGGCGCATCATTTGATAAGGGCATTGTTTTCCATGCAACAAGCGTTAATGGAACAGATGGCGTTACTGGTTCAGGTGTGGCTATTGAGCTAGCTAAAGGACATAACATTCGCCAGTTATTTACTGGTGGCAACACCGGTTCTTACATTTCATTTGATGTGAGTAACGCAGCAGCATCACAAGGTTTAATTTTTTCTGATGTTGGAACGCTTTTTAGAAACTCAAGTGCACAAACCATATTCTCTATTGCTATGGGGTCAACAAACGCAAATGGGATTCAGGTTGTTGGTGGTGATGCAGCATCTACTGCTAATGTTTTTTTAAATGCATTAGGTTCTAGCACAAACATTGATTTAACATTGACACCAAAAGGATCCGGTAGAATAAATTTTGCCGATAGCGTTATCACTACAACCGCTACAGCTGGTGCTGCTACAGCACTACCTAGTGTTCCTGTTGGATATCTTTCCGTTAAAATTAATGGTACATTTAGACTTATTCCATTTTACCAATAAAAGAGATTTATAATGACAGCTAATGAATATCTGAATCAGCAAATCGGCTCAATCATTATCACTAACGCTACGCTACAAGCAAAGATTGATGAGTTGCAGTTGGTTATTGTTGATTTGCAGAAAAAAATTACTGCATATGAAACCGCAGGTACGCAGCAATAAAAATAAAGCCCCGAAAGGGGCTTTTTATTGGGTATCAGAACGGAATATCGTCGTCAAAATCCATGGGAGGCTCGTTACCCTGCGATTGAGCGTTGCTTTGCGCTGCCGGACGAGATTTCTGGCCGCCGCTGAACTGGTTGCTACCTTGTGGTTGCTGAGGGGCACCCCACCCACTTTTCTCTCCTGACTGTTGTCCTTGTGCTGGCTCGCGCTGTGAGAATACTAAGCGAGGCTGAATAAGTTCAAGCGTAATATAATTAGTGCCGTTATGTTCACGCTGCTGGACTGAAAGTTGTTCGCATGTTGCGCTGATAACCTTCCCCTGCACAAAAGCATGGTCGTACCAATTCTTCTGTGCTTCACTGGCAAAAAAAGTAGCCCGATAGTTAGTGTACTGGCGCGCACCATCTTTGTCTTTATAAGACTCAGAAAGCTCGACCGCATACATTTTCCACGGCCCCTTATTTCCCGAACCTTCTTTAGTGTAAACTTCTTTGCGGATTTCTCCGGTAATAGTATGTGGCATTAAAACCTCATTGGCGGTCTATGCCGCCAGTAGTTGATTAGAAATCTTCGATAGGTTGTGATGGTGCATCGTTTTGTTTTGGCGCTTCCTCTGTTTTAGCTGGTTCGCTCTTTGCTATTTTTGCCGGATTAAATGCCGCAGACTCTCCTAGCCCAAGCTGGCCTTTGCGCTTGTCTTTTGCGTCAGTAATTACCCTAATTGATGCTGGGTCATCCTTGAACTTAGCATAGCACTCTTTAAAGGTAGATTGCAGCTTATCCATGCTATCGCAAGACATGATTTCATCCGCCGCTAATGCTGCGCTACCCTTTGACGCAGATGATGCATCGTCATCGTCCTGAATAACCCCAAGCATTGAGCTTAAATGGTAGCGGCGTGCGTATGTGAGCGCCGAGCCATATCCTTGCGGGTCCTGCTTTGGCAACGGCATGACGAGCGTGCCACTGATGAATTCTCCGGACTCATGGATAATCATTGTTTCGAGATGAAGCTTTCCATCTTCTGATGGCTGTGGACTTTGGATAACAGCCAGCCTGTTTGACTCCAGAGCTGGTGATACCGCATACCAAACTGATTCCAAATTGGCATATTTATTTTTAAGATGCGGGTTAACCGCATTTTTTTGAGCGCCACCAATTAGGTGTTGTGCCTTCACCAGAGCTGCGCTGATTCTTGAGAATGATTCCGAGCGATTCATTTAACCTCCAGACCAAAACGTTTTGAATACCATGATGGCACTTCTAAATCAGTCGCGTCATCGTTGAGTGTGTAAGTAGGCCAGACATCTTTTTCTGAGCACTGCTTAAACAGGTTGATTGCTGCTTTGTACTGAATACGGCCAATATCCAGGAAAACATCGGTAATATTAAAATTAACCGGAATGTTCGGGAAATTACGCTCCTGAGCCAGGATTGACTGACTTGCAGGCCTGTGCCCATACGCTTGCACAAAGGCATCATGCAGTAATGCCTGCTTCATGTAGTAACCACCACGAATTGCCTGACTCTTGAACTCGTCAGGGTCTGCGCTGGTACAGCCGACATAATCAATAATGTCACCATTAGGTGAAATCACGTCATAGCGGAGATGCATCAGCACGCCGTTGAATTCACCAATCAGGGTCACATCATTGAATGAATCAGAAACCTTTTCTGCAAACTTTTTGTTTCCAAAAATCACGGCGCGCATCTGCAAAATCTTATCAAAAGTGGATGCAGGAACCGCTGACTTATTTCCGATTGACCCATAAAAATCAGCAAGGAATTCATTCCAGATTAACGGCTTATCCCCCGTCTGTTTTACCAGCTCCAGAAGCTCTGGATACTTCTTGCCTGAGTAACCGCCGACTCCTTTATCTTTCAGCCATGTGCAAATGTCTTTGTCGCTGTTCAGCGCATCAATGTAATCTTCTTTTGCTGGTTCGCGAACAAAGCGGCGCTCGAACTCTGCCGGATTCAGTATTGCTGCATGTTCAGCAATGGCGGTCACGCTTTTATTCTCACGCTCTTCAAACTTATAACGCGCTGGGCAGGTGGAATAAATCTTGTGCAGGTCAAACCAGCCGATGCCTTTATCGCCGGAGATAAATTCAGGTGGCAGTTCGTTTTGTAGGTAGGACTTGAAGGTCATTCTGCGCTCCTAGTTAACCGTGATTTGTGAATTTTCCGTGAAGAGACTCTCTTAGTTCTCTAACTGCATTTTCTGCATCAGTTATTTCATTAAAAAAACCTAATCTATGTAACTTTCCTTTTGACATAATCTTTGCTTCATATTTATTATGGAACGGATTCCAGTTGACACCTTTTACACCACATGAGTTATTCTTGTTTACACTTCTATTCATGAGATTCTCAGATGGTGAAGCCTCTCTTAAGTTTGATATTCTATTATCTTGTGTATTCATGTTTATATGGTCAATAAATGATGTAGGCCATTCACCATGCACATAAAACCAAGCTAACCTATGGTTATAATATCTATAACCATTTATACATATTTTCAAATATCCTTTATCATTGCTTGACCCAACAGGCTTTGAAGTCTGCCTGCCACGTTTCTTTTTCTTCCACATAAATAAACCGGTTTCTTTATCATAAGAAAGTACCTCATGAAGCTCATTTTGAGTAATCAATCTTTCCTCTCTTTTTCATGTTGAAACTGTTTACCCTGCATTTAGAGCTGCAAAACTTGGCTCTGCTTGTTCCTACGAATTTTTTACCACAAAAAGAGCACAGCATTTCTTTAATTGCCATATCGCCTCCGATAACCAATATTAACGCAGTATCGTTTAACTGTCAACGCCCGTCATGTAAAAAATGAATGCTTTCTTTGCCTCATCTAGACCATAAGCTACAGCGGCAAACCCACCATCCCTGATGACTTTAGTCATAAATTCAGACTGCTCATGTTGCAGTCTTGACTTTGTTCTATCCTTCCTTTTTAGCTCAATTACTCCAAATTTATAGCACTCCCCGCTAGTGAGTATCACTACATCACTAACCCCCTTCTTCATTCCCATTTCTTTTAATTCTTTACCTGCTCCAAGCCTTTTACCTTCGTTGGCAACGTGGAACCAATTAACGTCAGGGAATTTATAATTAATCCATGCAGCCAATGCTTTCTGCTCTGTTGCTTCAAGATTGCACCATCCGCGATAGCCACTATCAAACACCAAATATTTATCACTGGTCATCAAATTGTTTCCGGTTAATGATGTCTCTGTTTTTATCGTTCAGGCGGTGAGTAATGCGCTTAGGTGATTCGATAGTGTGTTTCACAGCCATCACCGATGCGGCATTTCTACACTTGAGCAATTGACTCTTCGCTTTCGGGTCTTTGACGTGCGGGAATATACCCTTCATCTTCCATGCGTTCTTTGTGCCTGGATTATCTCCGGCAGGCCAAAAGACCTCGCGCGCAACATATGGCTTTCCGTCCAGATGAATGCCGTACTCGTAAAGCACGCCTTCACCGTTACTGGTCATGCGCACGTTGAAGTTGTGGACATCAACATAATCATTATCGGTATATGGACGGTTAGACAGATTGGCGTTCGGGTCATGGATTTGCTGACCGCATTTCCTACACTGCCGCGCGCATGGGTCATTCTGAGCATGACACCCAGTTATCTGTCCCGCACCATCAATAACCCGGTCCTCACATTCCTTTGATTTAAAGAAATGCTCACAACGTCCATCGTCGCTTGATTCATCCTCTCCAATGCAACGACGAGCCGTGGCTGCGTTTTCAGTGCCGCAATGTGGACATGGCTTGGTGTCTTTCTTCTCCTTCGCCTTGGCGAGCTGCGCCGCCTCCAGAATAGGGTTTGAATAAAGCTCGCCAAGTTCTGACATTGTGTCTGTGTAGTCCATCGTCAAGTGGTCATCTTTAACGAATCCAGCGGCAATGTGCTCTTTCTTCAGTTTGCGCATTCCGCGGCCTAGGAGCTGAACAAGCAGGGTCAGTGACATTATTTTTCGCAATATTACGCTTGTATCAATTAATGGTAGATTAATGCCAGTCACCAGGCACCCTACCTGCAAAAGGTATTTAACACGTCCGTGATAAGCATCATCGAGAATCTGTTTGCGCTTTTTCGCGCCAGTTGATTCGGTGATGATGGCATAGCTTCCTTCAGGAAGGTACTTAGCCGCTTCGTGGCAATGTTTAACGCCTGAGCATGTAATCATTACACCATTGCGACTTTTCGCTATCTCCATTACCTCAAGCATTATCTTTTGAGTTTTTGTCCCTTGCTTCAATATTTCATCCTGCATCTTGCGCAGCTCGTCGGCACTGAAATCTGCAACGCCATCGGTCGCGCTTGATTGGAAATCATGAAGATCATACATTGAGTCTCTTGCTGGGAACCCAAAAATAGTAGGCACAATAAACCCAAGGCCAACAAGATAATCAGTCGAGATATCACATATTTGCTTTTTCCAGAAATCACCAAGAATTGGGGTTGTTCCACGAAAGGCGCTCCCTGTATAACCTATCACTCTGATATCTCTATTGTTTTTTGATTTACATCTGCGCTGCATTTCTAAAATAATTGTTGAATATTGCGTAGATGGCAAGTCGCTGACAATATCTTCAGTAGATAACATATGCGCTTCATCTATTATGATGAAATCAGGAACAAAATCAGCCAAAGATGTATTCATGGCGTTAGCTATTGTACCTTCCGTACCACAGATAATTGGGTATGCTGTGCTTTTCATACCAGCTGATGCACTATAAATTGAGTTTCTCACACCAACTTCCCACATCTGGTCAGCATCCTGAACAATAATTTCAGCCTGGCGAGAAAGAACCATACCTTTCATGTTTAGCTGCTGAAACCTCAAGGTGATCATAGAAATCATCAAGCTTTTCCCTGCTGATACACTGGCGTTAATATAAAATGGCCCGTCATATTTCCTGATGGCCTCACCAGTAATCCTGTAAACTGCGCACTGATAAGGGTATGGCTTAATCTCACAATCAGCAGGTATTAATGACATGACTTCTTCGATATTTGTTTCTGCTATCTGACGCTCAATTTCTGGTTTCATTTAACCCTACCAAATTCACCATGTAATTTTTTAGATGCCTCTGCATATGCAGCAGAAGCCTCCTCCGCAGTTGTGAAGTAACCCAAAAAATGCTCCTTACCATTAAGCATTATCTTTGACCTGTACTTTCCAGTTCTTGAGTTCCAGTGCGCGCCCTTAAGTTTTGATGAGTTATTTTTTTGTGCCGGTACGTTCATAGAATTTTGAGACCTAGTAGCTAACCTTAAATTGCATATTCTGTTATCACTTTTGTCTCGATTGATATGGTCTATTTCAAAATTACCAGGGCATTTACCATAGTAAATTGCCCATGCAACCCTGTGTGCAGATGTGTAATTGTGAAACAAACCGATTATCCTGTATCCAGTTGGTCTTGTGTAGTCATCCGCAAAAGTTCCTGCAAACTTATTGTTAAAGCGTGAATTTAAAGGCCTATCAAGATCCCTTGGTTTATGGGTTATCCTTCCAGTTTCAGAGTTGTAGCTAAAGTGTTTTCTCATCAATTCCACATCTATCTCGCGAAACTTTTTTTTCTTTCCTGAATTTTTTAACTCTGCACTTGCTTGAGCAGTAGATGGCGCGCTTTGTCCCATAGAATTTTTCACCGCAAACCTCACACTTTTTTTCAGTGATAGCCATAATCTTCAATCCTCTAAATGTAATCCAGTTGCGTTTCATTGTCAACGCTTTACTTGCTTGCGTCAAGAGTATATTATGCACTAAATAACGAACAACACAATGAGGGTTTTATGGCACATAAAGATACGCGACCACACACTAAGCCAACCGACAAAGAACTCAGCCAGATGAGTTCAGAATTAAACAAGCTCATTGTCTCTATGGGCGGCATGCGCGCTACAAGCCAACTGCTTGGCATCAACTACTACACGTTGAATAGCTGGAAAGTTCGTGGCCGCGTATCTGCGTCAGAGGCTGTCAACATCTGTAATAACCCACTGGTCGCTAAGAAAGGTTTCACGAAAGAAAAGCTTCGTCCAGACGTACGTTACTGGGGAGAGCAATCATGACAACCACATTTCGCATTGACCTTGGCGACTCTGAAGCCATTTGCAACTATATCCGGCTGCAAAATAATAATTACACCGGTCCGCTGGCAATCAGCATGAATCGCCTGATGGACTTGCATCTGCAAAGCTCTATCGATATTGCTAATGCGTGTCTTAAGACGATTCAACATACTTCATGGAAACGCAAGCATGAGTAACCACCAGTGGAATGAAATAGAACCAAAAATGCTCGGCATGTGGCAAGACGCACTATCTACCATGACCGACATTAATAATAAATGTTTCTCAGGTAAACATCAGGGCTGCCCATCTTGCGGAGGAAAGGACCGCTTTAGATTTGATAATAACCGTTATGATAAAGGAGATGGCGGCGCGCTGTGCAGTCAGTGCGGGTCAGGCAGCGGTATTTACTGGCTACAGAAACTTACAGGCTGGTCATTCTCAGACGCAGTTAACGCCTGCGGTGATTTCATTGGTGCAGTACCGCCTGAACGTGTCGCCATTGCAAAAAAGAACGTGCAACTGATACCGGATAACATCTACTCCGCGACAGCATCAGAAAGCGACATCAGCCGCATCATGGCGCGAGCAATTGATTTCCCCACCCATATCTATCCTCTTGAGCAAGGAATCGCCCCTGAGCCACTTATGGTGCTCAATAAGGATAAGGTAAACGGTAAGGGCGAACGGGAAGTTGTCGACTCACGTATTGTTGTCCCGATGATTAAGATTGATGATTTCCCCGCAGAAGGAAAGGAACCAAAAGGTATATCGGTTAATCTGGTCATGATCGACAAAACTGGCGGCCTGTCATTTCCTGTCGGCAAAGATGAACATCACCCAAATGGCAAGATGGCTTTCGGAGCTGTCAGCGTTATCGGAGCAAACACCAAAAAGGCCATCTATCTGTGTGCTGACTGGGCTGATTCATGGCATGTTCACCACGCTACCGGAGCGCAGGTCTGGTGTTGCTATACAGTGAGCAACCTGGATAAGGTAGCTTATTACTTCTATTCTGAATGCGCTGAAGGCCGTCTGCGCATGGCGTGCAACTATGATTTTGATGAACTATGCGAAGCTGAGAAGAGAAGCTGTAAGGTAATCTTACCAATGGGCAATAAGTCGATTAAAGAAGGTCGCCAGTTCCAGAAAGTAATCTTCGACCCTGGCGCTTTGCTTGATGAAATGACAAGTAAGATGATAGGTAAAAAGAAAGCCCCGTGAGGGGCTTTATGTTATTGATTTATCATTTCGCAAAGTATTCGATAGTTTTTCCATGCTCTTCGTATCGCACACTTTTCAGTGTCACCATTTCCTGCGTAGTGCAATTGATGAAGTGGGTTTCCTCCAATGATATCGACTCCAACAGCAGTTGTTTTTCCCAATCTTTCAAAAACTATAAGACCATCAACCTGCCTAATGTTTTCAACATTTGACATGAATATTGATTTATCAAACATACACTGATCTCCACATGCATCTATGCCAAATCTCCTGCCCCAATAATCTGTGTATGCGTACCAAACCTGCATATCCTTTTCTCTGTTTCGATCATATCCTTCTTTTTTCTTATAGCTTTTCATGGATTACCTCAACTTAGGATTAATAATAATTTCGTTGCCATTTACGATAATCCAACCATCTTCTTCAAGCTGAGGAAGAATATCTGCCCGCAAGCGCTGGACTAACTTTTGATGGCCTTTGAATGGGTTGATGTTCTTAACAGCATCCTTTAGTTTCTGAATGCTGATGGTTTTTGCTCCCTTCTCCATGAAGAAGGTGATCTTCTCTTTTACCTTTGTAACTTCTACATTCTTACCA